TGCCATTCTTGTAGGTTTGCTGATTGACTAGGCGCACCACGAATAACCTGTCCAATTACTGCTGTTCCATCTGTTGCAACATTTATACGAGCATTGAAACTTGCACCAGCAGTATTTATACGCAAACTAGCATTGTTGATATTTAAGAAACCTGTTGGAGCAATATAAGCTACTGTTCCACCGCTTGAGTCTTGCCATTCTTGTAGGTTTGCTGATTGACTTGCCGCACCACGAACAACAGCTACGACATCAGTTGCTGTTGATGCAGCGGCAAAAAATCTTGATGCACTTTGCACAGCAGCGTTGCTTGTAACAGATAATCTTGTTACACCTATTTGACCTGAAGCGTTTATGCGACCTAATACATTCGCACTGTTATCTTGTATTTGTAATGTATCTGCGCTTTGTCCTGAAGCCCCACGAACAGTCAAAGGGACTGTTGCAGTTGAAAAAGGTGTAAAAGTAGCGTTATTTTGGGAAGTTATGTTGCCAATAAAAGTAGTATTACCAACCTGATTGACCCTAATCGCTGTTGAAATTGCTGTTTCAATTTGTAGTAGGTTTGCACTTTGTCCTGCTGTTCCCCTAACAACAAGCGGAATAATTGCTGTGCCTGATGAAGCAATAACTTGTGCGCCTGTAAAACTATTCCCGCCATCCAGGTTAGCTTTACCAGCCAAATCTGTTGTTAGGTTTGCTACTTGCGCTTGTGTTACTGTCCCTGAAATGTTTGCGACAGTCCCAGAAGCAAAATCACTAACCTGACTGTTTGTAATAGTGCCTGAGATTGTTACTGCTGTTCCCGACAAAACCGAATAATTAGCAGTCCCAGAAGTAATAGAAGTTCCAGCACTTGTCGCAAACACCGCAGTTCCAGCCTGCTGTGCTGTTCCAGCACTAGCAACAGTCCCCGAACTAAAATCCGAAACCTGCGAACGAACAATACTTCCACTCAAACCAACTGCTGTGCCAGACAAAACCGAATAATCACTCGTTCCAGCCGAAACAGAATAAACTGCTGTGCCAGCCTGCTGTGCAGTAGAAGCACTCGTAACAGTTCCAGAAGTAAAATCTGAAACCTGTGATTTAGTTATAGAACCAGAAATAGTTACTGCTGTTCCAGATAAAACCGAATAACTTGCAGTCCCAGAAGTAATTGCTGTAGCAGCACTATTAGCGTAAACGCTAGTTCCTGCATTTGTTGCAAAACCTGCTGTCCCAGATGTAAGCGCACTACCTACTGTTATGGCTGTTGAAGCAACATTCTTCCAAAGATTCGTTGCAGAATCATATTGCAATAAATCCTCGTTTGTTTTGCTGATGATTTGAACATCATGCAATTCATCTAATTCATATCCGTTCTGCACTTTAACAAATACACGCCCATTGCCAGCCGAAGCTTTAGCAGCAACACCAACATAAACAAGATGATTTGGGGCTTGTGGTTTAGTTTCCTGAAACCCACCTGCAACAGTTGTTGAAAGATAAAGTTGCGCTCCTTCAGTAATCCCTTGCGTATCAACCCCATCAAGGTAGCCTTCAACCATACATAAACCAGAAGCATTATTAGCAATATCTTCAGCCAACCAACCTAAAGTTCTAGCCGAAGTAGCATCACCAGTAGCAATAGCCTTAGTAACCTGCGTATGTGTTCCATTAGCCCCAGAAACATAGACAATAGTGCCTTTAGACAATAATGAGCCTGTAGCGTTACGAACAAAAACATAAGTAGGGTCACTATTAGAACCAGGTGGGCCTTGCAAACCAGCAGTAGAAGAAGAAACCTCTACAGGAGTCTCAGTAATACTTATCTCAGTAAGATTATCGGTTGTAGAAACCGAAGTTACTGATTTAGTAGTAGAAACAACAACATCACTCATCTAGTCACATTCCCGATAACATTGAACGCACCCTGCAAAAGCCTAGTAACAATGTTCCCTGACGAAACTAACTCTAAATCATAACTATACGAACCGCCATCAATCGCAGCAGATTGAGTATTAGTAATGTTTACCAAAATAGTGCCAGCAGTTCCACCCAAAGTAATACCAGAGCCATTAGTCAAAGAAAGTAAAGTTGCTGTAGCATCAGCAGACTCACGAACCTGCATCCGAGCCTGATAGCCAGTCCAATTCAAAGCAGTTCCACCTTGAGTTACAGTAAAAGTTTGGTCATAATCTGCGCCCTGCCAAACAGTAATATCTAGTTTTCCAGGAGTTATCATTGTCCACCACCTACAAAAGTCATTTCAGGTAAACCAAGCATCTTCAAAACTTCCTGTGGGTCATAGCCAGTAGCGACAAGAGTTTCAGCCATCTTCACCTTAGCTTGAGTTTCACTCAAATCAGCAGCACTCAAATTCACATTCGCCAAAGGCACTCTAAAGACATCTCCACCTTCAACAGCAGGTTCATCTTCCAGTTTCTTTATCTCATTGATTGACTTAAAACCAGACTGTAAAGCAACGCTGTAAGCCTGATAGCGTGAGTTCAAATCTCCACGAAGCAAAGCAGAGAAATTAAATTTTATGAACGCAGAATTAGGTAGCAATCTGCTATAAGACCACTCAATCTTCTCTAGGATAGGGCGAAGCGTGTGAGAAATGAACTGAAGGTTATTTTGTTCAACTGAAGCATAACTAGCAGTATCAGGAACACCAAGCATGTGTAGCGGAATGTTGAACGCTCTAGCAATCTCTTCAACCGCAAACCTACGAGAATCTAAGAACTGTGCTTGGTCATTAGGAACCGTAGTGTCAACATACTTAGCACCACCAGACAAAATACCTGTTCTGTGAGCCTTCTTGAAGCCCCTATGGCGTGAATCAAAACTATCCCGCAAATCTTTTGCTTCTTCAGGAGTTAACTCACCAGGATATTCAATTATTCCCTGAGTAGTAGAACCCTGACTAAAGAATCTAGCTGCGTAAGCCTGCAAAGCGGTAGCCACACCAAGAGCATCTTTCAGTTTCTCTACACGACTTAAACCAGTCAGCGAACCAGGTGTAGCCAAATCAATAATGTGGATAACTTCATCAGAACTCAAAGGTTTAGGTTCATCGGCATAAATAAAAATCTTGCGACCAATAGCCGAACGCTGAACAGTCATCTTGCTAGGGTCTAACGCAACAAGATTAACAACTTCGCCACGATTATCTCTAAACACACGAGTATAAGCATTACCTGAGACAAGTAGAGAAGCGACAACAGAACCAAAGTGTGCTTGACGAGTAGTGTCAACATCAGGCTGGTCAATCCACGCTGGCTTGGGTCTATAGGGTCTGCGTTCACCATCAACACGAATGTAAGCATCAACAGGCAAAGTAGAAATAGTGTCGCTGATAAGGCTTACTGCCGAGAAGAAAGCAACTACTTCATAAGCGTTCTTACTGTTGATAGCGACACCAGCTTGACTTTCAGTAGTCAAATCACCGCCAAGCGCAAAAATACTCTGATACGAAATTGACCGAGTATTCAAAAGTCTTTCAAGCATTACTTCTTATCCGTTCCAAGAGCCAGACCAAACAGCAGAACACCAACACCTAAAGTAATCAAACCTGCTGGCAGATAGATAAGGCTAACCCCAACCGAAATCGTAAGGATGCCTACCGCTTGAATTATTGAAGAAATCATTATTCACCTATCACAAAAACTTTGGCACTATCCGCTTTTCCATTTTAGCGCCTGCTCTGTCATACGCCAAGATAGCAGCAACCGCAGCATCTATTCTACGATTACTCGCTCGATTTTCCTTGACAATACGAACACCTAAACTATCCGTCTTGACTACAGCATTAGACAGATGCCTAGCCAACAACGGATTACCGTCATGCGTGACCCGCTGCTCCACCACAGCATCAAAAAAATTAGCGCAAGCAGGAATCATACGCTTCGCAGAAGTAGAAGGCCACTCAACGATAGGCACACCAGCATCAGCCAATGCTTCCATAGACCTTTGCCAACGATAAGGGTCACAAGCAACTTCCCTAACCTTATATTTAGCGCAAAAGTCCCTTATAGCGTTTTCAGCATCCAAAATGTCCACACGCCAAGAATCATCAGCATCAACAGGTTTCTCCCAAGCCTTCACCAAAAAAATGTAAGGCTTATCTTCTTCATCCTTCGGTTTACGGCAACCAACAATAACAGTCGTATCTCCAGAGAACGAGCCATCAAAACCCAACACATACTCTGCATCAGGGTCAAGTTCCACAGGGTCAGCACACGCATCCCAAACACCAGTAGGCAACCAAGAAATAGCACTAGATACCCATTGATTACAACGCTTAGTTCTAAACTCTGATTCAGGTGTCCGCAACACAGCAGACTTATAGTCCGATAAAGCACAAATATCGTCTATACCAGGATTAGCCATCCGCCAAGTCTCTTCTAACCTATGGTCTGCTTCAATAGGGGCTTCATACCAAGCCATAAAAAATGTTGGGTCATCAATCTC